TTCAAACCTAGAGAACGCTGGCAGATCGCCACCATCCCTGAACGTTCTTCAGGGTGAGGAAAGTGCCAGCGATGCCGGTGATTGCAAGAAGAGTAGTCTTGGCAAATCCGGGTTCAGTCGCCATCTCGCCGATGAGGCTGGTGAGGTTGGAAGGTCCAGTGAGCACAGTCACAATGTTCACTGGGTCCCAAATCTTCCAGGCTCGGGTGAAGTAGACAGTCTGCCCATCGGGCACAATATGTCCACTTTGGTCTTTGAGAGCGGCGGTTGAATTGCCAAGGTCGATGTTCGCCTTGTATATCACCCCAGGGTCATTGGGGAGAGCAGCCCCTGTGCTGTCCAGAATCTGGATGTTCGGAACCGTGTTGCCAACGGTGTCAAACTCGGCTGTATCGCCGAGCGTCCTGTCGGTCACAGGTCCGATGTCGACTCGGATCTGGGCAGGTGCGGGAGTGCCCCAATTCAGGGTCACAAAGCTGTAGTCGCGCGATATGAAAGCGATGTCGTATTTCATGTGTACCGACCCCACAACCGACGCATGGCCCCCCGTGGACCCCGTGCAATTCACCCACAGCTGACCTGCGGAGAAAGCACGGAGAGGAGGAGTCACATCGGTGTAGAGGGACGGAATCAGCCATCCCCCATCTGACAGCCGCTTGTTGGTGACAGAGAGGTCTGCCTTGCGGCTCACAGGTGTAAGGACTGAGTACCTCGCCTTTGAGCACTCAATCTGGGACTTTGGTGGGGGATCGACGGGGTCGAGGTCGTACTTCATGGCCACGGTGCCGGGCATGGTAGATGCGACGGCAGGCACGAAGGTGAACTTCAGACTCCGCACGAACCACTTCTCGAAGCGGTCAAACTGATGTCGGAATTCAACACCAACGCGATGGAAATCGATGGTGTTCACTGAGACGGGGAGCCATTCGCCCTCCTGAACCTCACACACGATCTCAGAGCCACTGATGCGCTCAAAATCGCTGTCGCGATTTCGAACGCGCGCAGGAGTTGGCGGTAGAGGTTTGTTCGGGGCGCGGCTCGACCCTTTGCCGCGCGACTTTTGAGAAACATTCTTCTTGTTCTTGACGTTCATATTGCTGGTTTGGTTGCGAGACTTCAATCTGGGTTCCAATCAACTAGAATCTAATGGGGCCTATCACAAAGCAGGTAGCTACTCGCAGCACTGGCAGTGCTGCGAGAAGAGCGTGCGATTGGTCAATGCGAGAGTCTCAAGCTCGTCATAGCTGACGCCGTACCGCTGGAGGACCATTTCGTCGGTGCGGTCATCCCGAACGAAGAGTCCTGGCAAGCGGGCGTACTCGTCAGCAGTGTCCTTGCGCATGTAGCTGTAATGCTGGCCCCCAAGGGGCTTGGCATTCTGGGCAACCATGAGCTGCAGATACTGCCGCAGTCCAGGCACAATCTCACCATGGGGAAGGTGGGATAGCGCAATGCCACGCGAGAGAGCGGTGTCATTGCGAGTGCGTGGCCCAATCATGAAGTTGAGCTTGGCAGCCTGCCGGCCTGGTTTCTGCGCAAGAACATACGTTGGTCCTGGCGCTACATCGCTGAGAGGCGCTGTGAGGACACAAGGATAGAAGAGCTGAGAATAGAACTCGACAAGATGAGGGTTGTCCGTGATAGAGACTTTGAGGATCCAACCGAGAGTTTTGCCAAGCGTCACTATCATTTCGCGCGTCTCGCTAAGCGTGAGTGGCGTGAATGAAGCAGCTCGGACAACCGAGTCGAAGATAAACTCATTGCCAATGGCATTGTTGATCGAATTGCCATCGGTGGTATCAGTCGACCCGGACTTGGTCTGGCCCTCAATGGTGTAACGGGCGCCATTGGCAGTCTTGCCCTCAGTGTCAATGATGCTCTCATAAGACGAGAGTACCTCGCTGGGGCAGGATAGATGCTCAGAATAAACCTGATGCCGAGCTTCGATGGCATCGCGCTTCAGACTAGTGTCATACCGCGATGCATCGGAGCTGACAAAGAGCACGCGCCCATTAAGACGCAGGACGGCGAGATTGTCATCACCGCCCAAGAT